CCTTTTCTTCTGCAAAAGGAGTTTACAAAGGGGGGTGTTGTAAAATACATACAGGAGAGTTCAAAAATGCAAAATAAACTACCGCCAGAATTACATATTGTTCATGGAACTAAGGGAGAGAATCAAGGGGTTCTACTACCTGAATCAATCCGTAAGAGAATCCCACCCGCTGAATGGCTGGACAAGCCTAATGCCTGGGACAAGCGCAAGTTCATTTTGGAAACTGCTGATTTCTTATATGTAACCTATGGAATCGGGAATGACCAGGACAAACATAGTATTTCTATGTTGGCAGATCAGATGGATTTGTATATTCAATGCAACAAGGGAATAGCAGAGCAAGGAATTATCAGCGAATATAACGATGGTAAGACTGTTGGTCCTAACCCTCATGTGGCTATCAGGGAAAAGACTTTAGCCAAGATTATTCTATTAATGAATGAATTAGGGCTTACCCCTAGAAGCCGTTTATCTTCTGGCAAAGTTGAAGAAAACAGTTCTGTTGCTAAATTCCTGAGAGGACCTAAAGGCTAATGGATTGGCAAGATGGTGTTCTATACGCAGTTAGCGTAGCCAAAGGTGAAATCAATGTTTGCCGCAATGTAAAACTGGCTTGTCAGCGTTTCTTGAATTTTCTTGAAAACAAGGAATGGGAATGGGAGTTTGACCCAGACTATCCAACCCATGTCCTAAACTTTGCTTCTGCTCTAAAACATACCAAAGGACCTGATGCTGGTAAACCCGTAAAACTAGAGCCTTTTCAAATATTATTTATTTGCGCTATTTATGGCTTTCGGTCTAAGAAAAATCATGCAGATAGAATGGTTCGAGATGTCATTTTGTTTATTCCTCGTAAGGCTGGTAAGTCCACACTAACATCCATTATTGGCTTGTATGAGCTACTATGTGGAGAAGCTGGTTCTGAAGTCTTTACCTTGGCTACTAACAGGGAACAGGCATCTATTGTTTTCGATGCCGCAAAAGGGTTTATTGAAAACATGGATACAGAACTAGCGAATCAATTTAATGTCAGCAAGTATGAGATTAAAAAAGCTGGCGATTCTCAATCTATGTTTAAGGCTCTTAGCCGAGATACCAAGAAAACTGGAGATGGTAAGAATCCTAGTTGCGTGATAGTAGATGAAGCAAGTGCCATAGTAGATCGCAACTCCATAGAAGTCCTACATTCAGGCATGGTAGCCAGAAGCAATCCTTTGCGGGTATATATCACTACTGCCAGCTTTACTAAGGACACTAAGTTCTTTGAAGATATGCAGATGCTTGAATCTATCCTTAATGGGGATGTAAGTGAAAACCCTAGATGGTTTGGGTTGCTTTATGGGTTGGATTTGGCAGACGATTGGAAAGACCCTGAAAATTGGGCAAAGGCTAATCCTATGCATGGCATTAGCGTGTTTGAAGATTCCATTAAGGATAGGGCAGAAGAAGCCAAGCATAAGCCAGCCACTTTAAATGAATTCTTATGTAAGACACTTAACATATTTGTTAGTGCCAATGCCGCATGGATTGATAGGGCGTTTTGGGATGATCCAGATTCTTTGATTAAAGAAGAACGGCATACAGACGATGTATTTATTGGCTTTGACTTAGCGGCAACCAGAGATTTGAACGCAGTATGTACTCTAAAGCGGTTTGCTGAAGATGATTTTGAATCCGAATGGCAATTCTTTTTACCTGAAGCTGGATTTGATTTAATCCCTAAACATTATCAAGATGTATTTAGATGTGCCATAGATTCTGGCATCCTAAAGCTAACCGAAGGTAATGTTATGGATGATCGGGAAATTAGTGAATTTATCAAGATGCAAGCTGAAAAATACAATGTAAAAGAGGTAGGTTACGATGCCTATAATGCGGCTAGTTTGGTTGCTCGTTTGCATGATGCTGGGATTCCTGTAAAAAAGGTTGGACAAGGAATGGCAGTTTTAAATAATCCTTCTAAGTTTGTTGAAAAAATGATTATGAGTAAGAACATCAAACATAATGGAAATCCCTTTATTGGGTGGCAACTTGGAAATTGCCAAGTTTATACTGATGTTAATTCCAATATCAAGGTTCGTAAAAACGAAGCAGATACTTCAGCAAAGGTTGATGGTATTATTGCCATGATTATAGCCTTCCATTGTGCTTTGGATAATCCATTTACTTCAAACAGCTTTGGCTTTAGATCGTTTTAGTATAGAATTAATAAAATTCTAGGAGAAAAAAATGGGTATTTTAGATATTTTTAAAGGCAAAAAAGTAGATTCAACTGAATCTAATACCCTTTTTGGTCAAACTCAGCTTGGTAATAATGTCATTTATCAAGGCTCTGGTGGCAAACAAACTGTATCTCAGCAATTACTTTATGTAACTACATCTAGTACAACTGCCGCTGGTCGTACTGTTGATATGTCGGTTCTAAGCCGCAATAGCACGATTATGAGTTGCGTTGGAATTAAAGCTAGAGCCTTGGCACAATTACCTATTAGAGTAATGTACAAAGCTGATGATGGTACATTTGTTAATGCTTTGGAATCAGATAAAGTTGGCACTAGGGATAAAGCAAAAGCAAAGCAAGTATTAAATTTACTTAATACACCTAACAACTTTGAAAGCCAATATGAATTTTGGTATCAATGGTCAATGTGGCAAGACCTTGCTGGTGAAACATTCACTTTATGGTGGAGAAAAGATCAGGCTGATTCCGTAGCTACTCCATTAGAAATGTATAACCTAGATGCAACCTTAATTACTTGCCAAATTACCCCAGCCCGTTATCCAGCTTACCGATTATCTACTCCTAGCTATGGCTTTAACAAAGATGAGCTATTGGCGGCACATCAAGTAATGCACATTAAAGAAGCGGCTTGGCAAGGTGCGGCTGGTTTCAATAAAGGCATCCTAGCAACAGAATTAGTAGCTTTAGATCAAGATATTGACCTATATTCAAACTTTATTATGCAAAATGGCGCAAAGCCAACTGGTATGTTTGTTACTGACCAAGTAATCCCAGATGCTAAATATAAAGAGATTGCAACACGATTAAAAGAAGCATGGTCTAGTATGACAGGCTCTAAAAGTAGCGATTTAAGCAAACCAGGACAAGGGATGCTGTTAGATCAAGGCATGAAATATCAGCCTTTGCAGATGCTTACCCTTCAAGATGCAGATTGCGCTAGATTAAAAGACCAAACCACTAAGCGTATTTGCGCTTTGTTTGGCGTACCCCCACAAATGCTTGGAATAACAGAAGGCAAATTTAATAACACCCAAACATTATTGGATGAGTTCTATAAAACGACTATGTACCCAATGGTGATTAATATTGAGCAAGGATTAAATCGTCATTTGTTAAAAGGTTATCCAAGTTTATGTATCAGATTTGATACTAAGGATTTCTTGAAGGGCGCACCATTAGATCAAATGAACTTTGTAAATGCTGGTGTATCTGGCGGCATTATGACCCCTAATGAAGCTAGAGAATATTTAAATATGCCAAAAATTGAAGGCGAAGATGATTTAACTTCTAAATCTAATGTTGCCAATCCATTATCAGGATCATCCCCACAAGATACTGGCGGTAATGGTGGGAATCAAAAACGCAAGATGAATATTGGTAAATAATGATACTATTACACAAAATTTTAGATATACTTAACCTACAAATCAAAGATAGTAATGTTAAACTACCAAAAGATGTAGTTAAATCCCCAAAAATACAAGATAATAATCAGGCTATTAACAATGGGGTTATCAATGAAAAATCTACTTCTAGTTTGCGAAGCAAAAGTTCAACTGGGACAGTCCGCAGACGAAGCAAAAAATCCTAGCGGAGCAATCGAAGCCAGGGCAACTACTTGGGGCGCAAGAGAAGGCGCAGATGGTCGCAGATTCAATTATCAGCCTGAAGGTTTTGCACAATGGGCTGATGAATTCGCTAATGCTGGCAAACCAATGCCAATGTTTTTAAATCATAACGATATGGGTATGCCTGTCGGTCAATGGGATGAAATTTCTTTTGACGAAGCTGGTATGACTGCTAAAGGTCGTTTATTTATGAATACATCTGCTGGTTCTGATGTTTATTCAGTATTAAAAGAATCTCCAAATTTATTTGGTGGCGTATCTGTTGGTGCTTATGCAGATGAAGCTATTATGGTTGATGCAGACGGAAATCCTGTGGATGAGCCTTCTGATGAAGCCTATTTTCAAATTAAAAAGGGTGGATTGCGTGAAATTAGCGTAGTTATGTATCCAAACAATCCAGCCGCAGAAGTAATGAAATTAGAGTGTTTTGATGCCGAAGGGCATTTAAATCCTCGCATAGTTGAGGAAGCCTTGCGTGATGCTGGTCTTTCCAAGAAAGGTGCGACCACCGCATCTTCTGTCTTTAAGAAGATTCTTGAACAGCGTGATGTTGTTAAGGAAGATATTAAAGATGCCCCACAACAGGGTGAGCCTGAAGCGGTGGTAAAAGAAGCCGAAACAATCCTTAAAGCCTTAGAGCAAAGAGAATTGTTGAAGGTATTATCTAAACGCATTAAGTAAAGGAAATATCATGTCTGAGCAAATCATTGCAAAGCTAGATGAAATTGAAGCGCAAACAGTCGCTAAGATTGAAGAAGGCAAAGCTGAAGCAGTAAAAAAAGTTGAAGAAGCAGTTGTATCTTTTGAAGAAAAAGTTGCCGCTTTGGAAGCTAAAGTTAGCCAATTAGGTGCAACTCCAGCAATCAAGACTTACAAATCTATTGGTTCTGAAGTAAACCGCATGGTTAAAGAGCAGTTGAAATCTTTTGTTGCTGGCGAAGCTCGTGTACAAAAAGAAATCAAAATGTTTGAAGATGCTGGTCAATATGATGCGTATTTTAAAGAAGCATCTGCATTAACTGGCTCTGGTGCTGGCATTGGTGGTCGTACTGCCTATGATCCAGTATTTGTTCCATTGCGTTTGCTAAATCCTATGCGTGGCGTAGCTCGTGCAGTTGCTACTGATGGTTCTACATACCAGTTCCGTGCAAAAGTTGGTAATGCTGGTGCGGCTTGGGGTTACACCATTCAAAACAATGGCGCAACTGCAACTCATGCGTGGTGCAACAGTCACTTTTCAAACGGCGCTATGTCTGATGCATGGCGATGTCGAAACCACAATCAATGTTCCTACGGAAGTTACCTTTCGCAAACTATCGGATGATGTTCTAGAGGCATATCTCCACGCCGAAGAACCCTACGATTGCGCTGGTAGTGCCAAATCCGAAGGCTTGGGAATTTCACTCTTGGAATCCATTAAGAGCGATGATCCTACAGCCTTGATCGGCCTGCCATTAATTGCGCTGAGC